TCAACCAAAAGTCTCAATGATTCAGTTAACTCTAAATGACCATTGTCTGGTGAATAGGGTAAGAATTTTATTCTCATAGACTTTGATGCAATATTCAATAAATCATCATGTACTTCCCCATTTGGAAGCGTCATGTAATGGTAAGGCATTCTTCCATGTGCAAATTGAATATCTTCGAATAACATTCGGATGTCAGGGTCGTCCGTACCACAACCAAGGAATAAAAAAGTATGGGTCAATGCTAATGCTTTTATTATTTCATAAAATAAAACATGCTTTGTTCTGGCTTCAGCATAGTCGCGACGAGTAAATATTATATTTTGAGGGTCGTTTGCAGAACCATGAGTCTTGAGTAGCAGTCTTGTGTCACCACCATGCAAATAGTTGGCTGTATCTATGCTGGTATGATCTTTTATTATTAGAGTGCCATCTGAGACGCCACGGGCATAGGAATCATAAATAGTGTCAAAATTTGGGCTGGCGACTATCGATGCGTCAAGGTTATATATGTGCTCATGGATTTCAGCATGCCTGTAACCTGCTCTTTGATACTCTGTTTGAACCTTGTCGATAAACACATCTCTTGTGAGTTTTTCTTTAATTATCTCACATGCACTTAAATAGTCTTTTTGATCTAATAATTGAGTGATACAACCTTGATCTTGTATCTCATCTAAACATGTCCTGAGAAATTCTTCCCAAGTTGCAGGTCTTTTCCCAGTATTATTGGCTGAGTTTTTTGAAACTCCAGCACCTATCATAATCACGCTGCGGCGTCGCGCAATAGTGTCAATCAAAGACTCTGGCCATGAAATCATTTTTCAAAACGCTCCAGGAGATTAGACGCAATATTATGGAAGAATTCCGCAGCTTCCGACACACGAGTATACTGAGAACCAACAATGCCGTCTTTTGCGGATAATTCAAAAATAGGAGCGTGAGCTTGTTGGGATAGAGGTACCACACTACTGAGGGTCGGAATTTCACCTAGATTAAGTTTATTAATATCTGAGTTGAA